TGGCCTCCCAAAATATTTTGAGTTTTAGTTATACCGATAACACCAGTGACAAGGCCGATGATTTGTGTGTCGAGGTTGCCGATCCCCAACGAACCTGGATGACGCGATTTATACCGGGCGATGTTAAGAAGGGTATTGAATGTACCGCCAGTATTAGAATTGAGGATTGGCGGGCACCTATGGACACCCGACCCTTTGAATGTGGAATCTTCTTTATCAACAGTGTTCATTTCGCCGGACCTCCCAACAAGGTAAGCATCAAGGCAAGTAGCATTCCTCCCAATGGGGTCAAGGGAACTAAAAAGTTTAAAAGTTGGGAGAATACCGATCTTCAAGGAATTGCGGGCGAAATTGCCCAGGCAAATGGATTGACATTGTTTTATGATACCCAACAAAATCCTCGGGTTAAGAGAACAGATCAGGCAGAGAAGAGTGATTTGGAGTACATAAGGGACCGATGCAAGGAGGCCAAATTGTCGATGAAGATTCATAAAAAACAATTGGTGGTATATAGTGAGGAGGAGTATGAGGCAAGACCCGCCAGATTTACCTTTCGTTATGGGGCCTCCAATATATTGGAATTTGAATTCAATACCAAAAATGATGATTGCTATAAGAGTTGCACAAATTGTTTTACCAATCCCGATACGGGGGCAGTTACGGAAACTAAGTTTACGGATGAGGACATTGAGGGAACCGATGCGGAGTTATGGTGCAACGAGGGTATTGAATATGAGCCCGATGACGATTCGATGAGGAATAGAATGTTGGTACCCCTGGAGGAGTTTTCCACCATCTCAAATTTCAGGGATGATGATCCCTCAAATAACAAGGGAAAGGGAAAGGGGGGTAGAAAGAATTCGGGTAGGAAGGCAAAGGCCAAACTTAGGGAGAAAAATAAGAAGGAACACCAGTGCAAGATAAAGACGGTGGGTAACATTGATTTATTGTCGGGACTTAATGTGCAAACCGAGGGGTTTGGAATTTTTGACAAGAAGTGGTTTATAGAAAGTAGTCACCATGAGATTGCAAGTGGGGGCTACACAACGGACCTATCCCTCAGAGGAACCTTGAAAGGTTACTAATGCAAATAGTTATAAGTTCAGCACATGGGGCCAAGGTGCCAGGGGCCAGTGGAGTAATTGAAGAAAATTCCGAAAGTCAAAGGGTGGTTTCACAGGTGACCTTAATCCTGCGTGAAATGAGTATTGGGGTGGTCGAATTCCATGAAAGTGTTGCAACCAATCAACGGGACAATGTTGGTAGAATTATTGGTTACCATAATGGTCAAATTCGAGATTTAGATGTTAGTGTTCACTTTAATGCAACCTCGGGAGGCATAGTTGATCGACCCATAGGAACGGAGGTGTTGTATGCCACGGCGGAGGATTTGGCCTCCCGAGTTAGTAGGGCCATATCCAATGCCAGTGGTCTAATAAATAGAGGGGCAAAGTCAAGAAAGGATCTGTCCTTTTTAACCAGAACCAGCAAGCCCGCAATCATGCTTGAGATATGTTTTGTAAACAGTCGTGAGGATGTCAGATTATATCGAGCCAACTTTCATAAAATTTGTATTGCCATAAGTGAGGCAATTAGTGGCAAAAAAAGGGTGGGAGGTGAATTAAAATGAAATTGGATTGGAAACAAATTACCGCACTCATTGCTACGATCATTGTGGTCTTGTCCCAAATTATCGAGGTAATTGAACTAATTCGAATTGATCGTGATACGACCCAATTGATTTCGGTGGTGGAAAGTGCCAAGAACTTAATTAAGAAATAAACCTATGTCTAATGAAGAAACACCAGAAAGTCAGATGTCTGAAGAAAGTCAGGTGCAGGAGGTGGCTCAGGATAGTGATCCCCTGTCACCTCAGCTTGTTAGAATTGCCGATGCGCTGGAAAGTATTGCCGGTAGTCTAGAGGTCATTAAAACCAGTCAACTTAATTACCCAAACACCATTGTGGAACAACTCTCGAAATTTGCCATGCCTTAAATATGGATTATGATACAGATACGGTCTTTCCTAGGGACACGGTGGGTCGTGGACCCAATGTCAGAAATATGTTTCGACAGGGAAAGGTTATTGAAAGAATTGTCGATGACACCCAATGCAGTGTTCGGGTACAGTGGCATGATAAGCGGGGATTGATTTCTCGACCCCTGCCCGTCAAGCAGTTTGGAAGTAAAGGGACCTCTGCATTCTGGTGTCCCAAGATTGGAGATGATGTGAATGTTACCATGCTTCCGAATTCTGATGGTGGCGAGGGATTTGTGGACGGTAGTTTCTATAACACTTCTAATCCTCCTCCTGTCACTAATCCTGATCAACGTCATATAACCTTTGCCGATGGAACCATAATAGATTACACCGAGGCGAATGCAAGAACCAGAACTGGAGGCAGTCTATCGATCACCACCCAACAACCAATTACGATAACGTGTGAGGGTATCATTACGATTCAAGCCACTAAAACTATTTTTAATGGGGATGTAGATATTAATGGAACTCTTGTTTTGGAGGGGATTATTATGAATACCCATAAGCATGGGGGAGTTGAATCGGGTAGTGCTAAAACAACCGGACCCGAGAATTAATAACCGTTATTATGGCTATCGCAGGATGTTATGGAACGTTGGTATTTGAATGTAGCAGAAGGAAGGTACATACCTTTTCTGATCTGAAGGTCGAGAACGAGGCAAGATATGCCACCCATGATGTTCATCTGCAACTTCCCATATTGGAGTTTACCGGACCCGGTTTAACCGAGGTTACCTTCAATATGAATTTCAATAGGGAGTGGCATTCGGATCCCTTTGTTAGCATGGCGATATTGCGAACCTATTGTCGTCAGGGGTTTGTGGCGCCCCTCATTGTGGGTAATCGTCCCATTATATTAAGTTTTAACCTATGGGTATTAACCAAGGTGGGGGAGGAGCATAAATGGTTTATGCGAGATGGAACATTATTTGGAGCCTCGGTGGAGGTATCCCTAAAGGAGTATAGGGTGCTATTATGATTGTTGATTTGGCAAAGGTTCCCAGTAGAGCATTGGAAAGGGTTCCATTGGTTCCCATGATGGATCAGCCTAGGGTGTTGCTTCGAGGATATGGGGATGAAATGGCCCTCACTAAATTTGCCTCCACCTTAATTGATTTTGGGGCCACCGGAATTGGCGAGATTTATCAAAATATAAAATACATAATTCTAACCACCTACTTTAGTGTGGTCCTGGATAGGGAATTTGGGATGACCTACACCATGGTGGACAAACCCTTTGAGGTGGCGAAACTAATGTTGGCGCAAGAGGTGGCAATGAAGATTTCCCTCTATGAGCCCAGAGCACAGTTCGAGGAAATAGTCTATGAGGAGGATCAGCTAAATGCGCATTTAATACCCACCATTCATTGTTCGATTCTGACCCTAGAGCCCGCACAAAGTTTGTATTATAATCCGGGATTGTTACCGGGAGTGGGAGAGGGTCCGGTGATAACAGAGGGACCAAACGTTCTCAGTTTCGTCGAATACCTAATACAACAGGCCCGACAACCGGGACCACCGGGATCACCGGGACTACCTGGATTGCCGGGACCTCAAGGACCCATGGGATTAAGGGGAAGTTTATGGGCCACCGGACATGGAGATCCCACCAGTACCTTGGGTGCCCAAAGGAACGATCTTTA